CTTACATTATTGTAAGAATTTACTAAAGTAGGTCTTAATAAAGAAGTCAATTCAGTCAATTCTGTTAATTGTTCATCTGTTAATGCTTCTGTGTAAACTTTTAAGTCTTTTGTGTTTCCGTAGAAGGGTCTTGCTATATCTCCTTGAGCAAATATTACTTGATTTAAGCCTATTGGCATTGTAGCTGTTGTGTCTGTTCCGACTTCAACTCCATCAACCCAAAAAGAACAATCATTTAATTTATACTTAAAAGCTATCTTACTAAATTGTGTAATATCTGTAAGTGTGAATGTTTGATTAACAGATAAACTACCACCGCTTTGTATTACAAACTGAATAGTATTGGTTGTATTGTACCCTATAAAAACTCTATTATTACTACTTCCATCTGAAATGGCTAATCTTCTGCTTGTGCCATCATCTGCCAAAGCACTTATTTCTGCATATAAAACTCCCTCCTCGCTGTTTATCTCTGGTGTAGCATCTAAACAAGTTTCTGCTGCTCTTGTTGCTATGTTTCCTTCTGTTGGAATCCAACTTGTACTATATCCTAATTCTTCTGCTTGACCATATTTTACATCACCACTAACTGTGCTTGTTAAAGTTCCAGCTGTTGCTACAAATGTTTCAGATACTAAATCCATAGAACCAGTACCTACTAAACTACCTGTATAAGTACCGCTAAAAGTAATAGTACCTGTTCCTCTAAAAGACACCGTGTAAGTAGATGCTACTGTTGTAATATCTTGTGTAGATAATGTTTCTGAATTTAGATATAAATTAGTAGAAGTAGGCTCAAGTAAAAAAGCTGCTTCTCCTGTTGTATAGTCTATTCTTGGTGTATTAGATGTAACTGTTTCGATTAATCCATTTTCATTAACTCTTGTAGCAAATGAATTACGTGTAAAAGTAAAGTCTTCTGTTATTGTATTAAAATCAAGTGCAAAGGATGGTAATGAGCCAGCTAAATCAGAGTATATTTTACCCCAAGAAATACTGTTAACCACACCTTTCCCCCAGTTTGTTACCGCATAAACACTCCCCCAACCTATATTATTAGCCATTTTTTTGTTTTTTAAAGTTTGTTTTCTAAATATTTAACACCGAAGAAGCTGTGCGAGCCTTCATTATCTAAAGTTATCGCATAAGTAGCCCATCCGTAAGGATGAGAGTCTATGTCAGCCCACAAAACGTCTACATGGAATTTGTCACTAAGCACAGCAGCAGACACTTCTACCCCTTTCTCGTCATATTTTGCTTTGTGTATAGCTATGTTTCCTAATTTGACAACTGTATGATTGTGGTTTGACACACCTTCCTCATCTACACCTAAAGACTTTATTTTTGCCTCAGCTTGCTCTCTTGAGTTAAACTCGTATTTTGCTATTTTAATCATTTTATATTTTTGTTAGTTCTATTAATTCTGAATCATTTAGAGCTGTATCATACACTCGAACATCAAACACTTTACCTATCAATAAGAAGTTGTCTTGTGCGTTAGATAGATTTAATTTACTCAATCCACTAGGTACAGAGCCAGATAAAATCTCATAAACCACATCTCCATTTATATATATCTTAAAATTGTTATTAGCAAATGTTACAGCTAATTTATTTACAGAGTTTAGTGAGATGTCTATAGTTTCATTAACATAGTTAACACCACCACTTTCTATCATAACATCTACATCGGAATTGCTGCTGTCAAATACAAAAGAGACTTGTTCTTGAGTAGTACCATCAGACAGAGATATATATCCATAGCTATCAGACTTTAGAGGTGTAACGCTTGCATATAAAGTACCCTCCGTTATATCTAACAATGTTGAGTTTCCTGAGTCTACACATTTATCTCCTTGCCTAGTGACAGATGTGCTAGTTGTTTCTATATAGCTAGTTTTACTAATAGCCTCTTCTACTTGTGCTCCCCAAATAAACACAAAAGCATTATCAGAAGCGTCTGAGTCATCAGTAAAAGAGTTTTCGCTTTTTGCAGCTACAGATAAAGCTACAGAAGAGCTTGAGTCTGTAATTACTGACATAGATAATCTAAGCCACCCATCTAAATATTTCTCAACATTATACTCTTCAACTGAAAAAACCCCATTACCTTCAGATGTGTATATAACCCCTGTTTCAAAGTTGTATATTAAATCAGCTCTGTTTGGGTTATTCCCCTCTAATTTCATAGCAAAGAAATCTGAGTTACCTTTTTTAATAAAAATAGAAGCACTAATATTTAAAGCGGAAGCACTTGGCTTTGTGCAACCTTGCTTAATGTAACAAGCGTTTGTTGATGTCCTAGTAATTTTATCAGCGTCTAGCTCTCCACTTGGAGACACCTCTATATTTTCAGAAACATTTGTATCGACTTTATTCCATGACAAAGCTTCGAACGCAGAAGAATTAAGCACTATGTTTGTAGATTTATCTTCTAGTAATAAAAAAGGGCATGAACTACCTGTATAGTCTAATCTCGGTAAATTTGAGCCAGCAAACTCAATTAAACCTTGTTTATTAACTTTTGAAGCATTTGTAGACCTAAAAAAGTCAAAATCCCCACTACCATCAGACGGTAGGACTGAATAAACTTTTCCGCTTTTGTATGCACTTGGTAATAGTGCTATTTTTGGTTCTATCATGTTTTTATTATATTATCCAGCTTAAATAATCAGACTCTCCAGACGGAGATATATCGCTTCCTGAATTAGTGTTATATTCTGGGTAGCTTGTTGACTTGTCGCACAAGTAACTAACCAATCTATCTGTATAGTAATTGGCAGTCATTCTAGACTGCTCTTGTAAATAATCTACCTCATCTTTACTTACGCTCTCAGATGTTTCTGACTTGTGTTTAAACACACCTCCGTTAGCTATTGTGTAAGCTACAAATGGGTATAACTGTACTAAAGACCATTGTATTAATGTGGGCTTGATATATTCAGTCAAAAGTAACTTATAAGCTTCGTTTTCTGAGTCGTTAATTTCATCATCTATAATAAGAGACATTATTTTTTCATATAAATCTGTCCCTAAATACTGTTGGATATGTATATCTTGAGCCATTTCAACATAAGACATAAATTTAGAACTGTCTAAATTACCATCTAATACACTATATCTCTTTATATCTTTATCTGTTATAAATATCGCTTTCATATTATTTTTTATAATTAGGGTGATGTCCGTTGTTTGGCATATCTTTAGGTGCTTTCTTAGCGTCTTTATATTGCTTTCCTTTTGGCTTGTATGACTGAGGTATAGAACTCTGCTCTTTACCTCTGGATATTTGTCTTTCTGTTTTAGATTTCATTCTATACAGTTCCTCTTGGAAGTAATGCCCACAGTTAACTCCACCTTTAAAGCGGAATAGGCTATAATTCTGTCCCTTATGACCAAATGACTTATTTACTCCACTAAATGATGCTTGGTCTATATCTTCCTTTCTATACACTACCCCGTTAGATGTCCTTCCCATCATTTTTTTACAAAAATCTCTACTTTTACCTGAAGAGTGTCGCTCTTGATAACTATATCTAATTCGATAAAATGATTTATCTAAATTAGATTTTTCAATAGGTTTTGATTTCACAAAGTCTTTTAATTTCTGCATCATACTAAACTTCTCTTTTATGAGTTTGTTAGCCCAATCATCAACAGACACATTTGAGTCATCTTGCTCTCTAACATCTACCAGCTCCCATTCTTCAGAGTCCACAGAGCAACCTTTTAATGCATCTAACATTTCATCATCATTAAATCCTTCTGAAGATAAACTAAGTTTATCATTTTCCTCTTTAATACCTGTAGCTTCTTCCTCAGTCTCTTCATCCATATTTTCTGTGTCAATAAACTCTAAGGGCTGAATTGTTTTAAAATAAAATTCAAAGTCTATTTTATTAACACTTAAAATGTCCGTTAACGCTTCTGTAATTTCATCTTGATAAACTTTTATAACTGTGTTGTTAAAAAATAAGGAGCTGTTTTGAATTTCGTCAGCATTTGAACTAAAACCACTACCATCTCTAACACCTAGCAACAAAGGAGATGTGATATTATGACCTGTTATTAGTTTGTTTCTACATTCTTCAGCTAGATATGAATAATGTTCAGGTGCATTATCTAAAGGTAGATTCTCTACAGTAGTAGCGGACTCTTTATTATTGTTAAATGATATTACAACTTTATCCCCTAGTTGACCAGTTAACTTAGAGTGTATATCGTATTTTATTTTTCTCTGAGCCTCTTTATCTGGTACACCATTATTTAAGTTTATAACCTTAGTACCACTAAATCCATTTAAAGCGTCGTTGATTAAGTATTCTGAGATAACTTCTTCTAAATACGCATAAGGTAAAGCTCCGCTATAATCCACAGGAGGGTAGTAATAAAATCCGCTAGTGTATGGTGCTATTATATATATTTCCGTCTTTTTTTGATTAGTTGTGCCAAATACAGGGAACTCTTTAAGCTTGTCAGACCTCTTGTAGTCGCTCCAGTTAGGATGGTACAACCATTTCTCAACCTTTCCGCTATTACCTATTTTTCCAGCTCTTAAAGTTTCCATTGGGAAATGTGTAATCTTATCAACTCTTCCTTTTAAATAAGTGACTTGCAAAGCTGCCATACCTAGAAGCTTCCTGTCTAAAGGTATCTTTCTAAGGTCTTTTGAGCTTATTATACGCTCTACTTTATCCCATTCGTCAAGCCTATCTTCTGAATCGATAGCACTCAAGCCTCTACCATATACTTTTGTAGATGTACCTTTTATAATTGCTTGATTTGTAGTTGAGTTTATGTAACGTTCTATCAAGTATTGAAAATAATTGTTATCTTCCCCATAAGAAACAAATTCTGATGTTTTCACCTCTTCGATTTTAGGAGAAGTGTAAGCGTTTAAATTTATTATTTCAATTCCTTTCATTATTCGTATATTTTATAGTCGTTATTAGTGCTTGAATTAGTATACTTGTCTTTATGAATGTCGTAAATACCTGAGTTGTCGATAATATCTTGATTTGTTACAAATATAAGGTCTGAGTAAACTAATTCTGCATCGTTTAAGCTGTTTGTAGGGCTGTAATAAGCTTTCAGCTTGTAAGTATGCTCCGCTTCTAGAAAGTCCAAAGTAAGCTCTGTGAATAAATAATAACCAGCATCAGAAAATAATATAGAATCTAGTTCTGTAGTCACATTAGTCTGCTCGTCGGTTAAAGTCAGAATATTTAGCCTGTCATCTCTACCCATTATTCTAATTTCTTGCAGAGTGTCTGTTTCTTTTAAAACTATCATATTTATTATATATACATATAATACGAATCTATTAATATCTATATCATAAAAAAAGAGCTTTACCGAAGTTAAGCTCTTTTTTGAAAAACCAAATTAAAACACAATTAAATATTAAGTACCTTCTACGATTGTAACCTCAGCAACGTCAGACATAACACTAGACTCAATAAAATGAGCTGGAGCAATCTCTTTTGCTGTAACAGTTAAGTTGTATCCAGAAAAATCCCCCATAGAAGCACCGCTTGCCGTAGAAACAGCAACATCACAACCATTTTCAAACCCATATAATTTAAATGAGCCGTCGTAACCTTCTGCGATTATTCTAGGTCTACCATAAGCTAGTAGTTTCAATTGTTTTCGTGTAACAGCGTCTTGTTTTTTAAGTTGAATCGTTCCAGTCGAAGTATAAAAAACTGTACCGTTGTCTGAAGATGTTTCTCCAGCCTCGTCAAAAGAATTA